AAATAGCTAGTAGAAAAGCTGAAGGCTTCACCACTGGTCGCTTGAGTTGCTGAAGGAAACGAAATACTCGGAACTCCGTTAGTTGCATCACCAAAACCGCCTAATGTGGCTGCTGAGTTTGAATCCACAGTTGTTACATTGTTACCTGAAATGCTGTAACTAGATCCGATCTTATCTGCTGTACTTGCAGCCGATAAAGATTCAAATTTTACGCTCGAAGATATTGAATGATTCATGTCCGCATAAGCTGGTGCGGATACAAGAAAAATAAATGGTAGTAGTCTTTTCATTTGATACCTACTTTGTTTTTACTATTATCTACTATCTTAGGACCATTGTTGTTACCTGTGCCACTTTTCTTGTTTCCTACTGAGATCCCATAGCTTCCGAGGACTCCACTGACGAGTCCAGCCGTAAACGCTCCATCAATCCTTACCTTACCCATGTATCCAAGAGTCATCATTGATAAACTCCAAGTCAAAATTAAAAATCTGATAGCGTGACCAAAGATTTCACCCCATTCGATGCCTTCTTTTTCTTCCTTCTCTTCAGCCATAAAAGTAAAGATTCTTGTCTAATACTAGCAATTTAGCTATGTTTGGGAAGTAACACATATTTATTTCATGTATAAAATTTTAAAACCAATCTTACTTACGTTCTTAACTACAACTGCTGTTAAGAGATTGATAGTAGATTTACTTAAAACAATAGCTAAACAAACTACAAATACTTTGGATGATAGAGCAGTTGAACTTTTAGAAAAACAACTTTTTCCAATAAAATGAAAGTAACTAAATTTCTCAACATTGATATAGAACCAGCACCTCCAGAACTGGAACTGCAAATCGAAATGCAATGTAGAGAGATTATGCAAGCTAATGATTTAGATAATTTAAAAAGATATTGTACTCATCTTGTTAGAAAGAAGTTTGACCAAGATATTTTTATGGCTTCATTATTAAACAGACTTATAGAACTAGAAGCTAATCGTGTTGTAGCAGAGATGAGAAAAAGAAAGTCAAGAAATCCTATTGCAAAGTTTTTTCGTATTCGTTAAGTTCTTTATTAGTAAAATCTTTTACTTGTAATTTTTCAATTTTATCAATTTCGTAGTTAAATTTTAGTATGGCAGTTCGGATATGTTCTGTTATCCATCCTCCTTGTTTTGAAACAACTTGAGCTTTATTTCTTTCATTGATAAAGATATAATGATCATAGCCCTTAAGTTCTATATCTAAAAGATTCTTTTCAAGATTTTTACGTCTTATCTCTTTTAATTTTTTTAATTTTTTAGAGTCGCTCATTTTTCGTATGTGATAGGAGGAGGTGTGATCCAATAACGTCTGCCATTGATTATTTTAAAATGTATTTTTAGTAAGGGATCATTTACTAAGTATTGTTTAGGTTTTTTTCTCATTTGTAAATCCTCTGTAATTCTCTGCTGAGTTTTCTAGCATAGTAGTTTCTATGTATCCAATCAATTTTGTAACCAACATTGAAATGAGCTTTTCTACAAACATCAATAAGATTATCCATTAAACGTCTATCAAACTTAAAACCTCTCATCCTTTTTCTGACTTTCTCTCCTTGTTTAAAGTTTATAGAGTTTGTAGATATCCAACCTGTTTTATCAGCAGTTTCATAAGTTTCTAACCCATTATCTGTCAACATGATGCAAGTGTATCCTGCGTGAGTTTTATCTCCTTTCTTACGCAATCTTCGTAAATACAAATTCATTACGTCTCCTGTTTCTTTATTTCTTATGTGAATATATGGTTGTGTTCTTTTTCCTAAAAATATAATTTTATCAAAATATTCATTTTCTCTTATATCTTGTAACTCACCTAACTCTTTACCTTTTTGTATGTAATCAGGGAAAAGATATTCTTGAGTATCTTCATTGATTGGTGGGACAGTATATGGATGCATATAAGTATCTTCTGTTCCTTTATCAATAAATCCAACAACTATCCCATATTTTTGTTGATTAGCACCTACATAATAAATAATATTATCACCTACTTTTACTTGTTTATCTTGATTGTGATTTAAATAAAAACTAGTATTCCAATTAGTTTTAGTTTCAAAAACTACTTTTTTATTTTTGGTTAAATATTCAAAATCTAATAAATTAGAATTATTATATTTTGATTTTGCATATATTGATGTTTTATATTTTTCTTTTATAGTTTCTGGTTTTCTATCATGATTCCTTTTAAGTTCTTCTAACTGACCTTCAATCTCAAGTAATTCTTCTTTTGTAAGTTCGTGACCACAATTAGGGCAAACCTTTTGTGGTTTAAAAACATAATTGCATTGCTTACAAGTTTTAAATATAGGTTTAGCTTTGTTTTTTACTTTTTCTTCATCAAAATCTAATTCCCAATGCCTTTCAATATCTACAAAGTCATGCCTGTAAGTATTGCCAACATGATCTAATACTATTGCTGTCTTACCTTCTTCTGGTCTAAGGATTCTTCCTACTTGTTGAACATATAAAGCAAGAGAGTTCGTTGGGCGAAGGAGGATAGCTCCTGTCACGCAAGGTAAATCAGTACCCTCGCTAATGATGTCGATAGAAACAACAACACTTATCTCATGGTTTCTTAGCTTATCAAGGACTTTATCTCTTTCGGGTAGTTTCATCTCACCTGTTAATAGTTCTGCCTTAACACCTTCTTTTATAAACTTTTCATGCACTTTTTTGGCATGAGCAATGTCAACACAAAAAGCAATCGCTGGTTTATCTAATAAATGTTTTTTATATTGTTCAACAGCATCACCAATAATCATTGGTTGATCCATTACTTTTTTTAAATCTTTTTTCTGAAATTCTCCTCTTTTTAATCTACAACCAGTTAAGTCAGGTTGTTTTGCTCCTGCAAACACTTTGTGATTACATAAATAACCTTTTGAAACTAAGTCATTAGTTTGCACATCAGATATAAGTACGTTAAAAAACTTACCTAAAGGTTTGTTGTCTAAACGTATGGGAGTCGCTGTTACTCCTACCTTGATGGCATCTTTGTACCTTTTGACAATCTTCAACCATGTTGATGCAGCAATATGATGTGCTTCATCAAAAATAATTATGTCAGGAACAAACTTTTCTTTTTCAATGTTTCTGTAAAGAGTATAAACAGAAGCAACTTGTAAAAGTTGAGAGTTATCCCTGGGAAAACCAGAGGCGATGATTCCGTATTTAGAATCAATTAAATCAAGCTTTTGACAAGATTGTTTGATCAACTCTCTTTTATGAACAAGAACCATTACTTTCTTGCCTTTACTTACAAAATCTCTTGCTAGCTCTGAAAAGATAACTGTTTTACCAGCACCTGTAGGCAAGACAAGTAAAGGAGATTTATTCTGATTTTGGAGTTGAAGATTTAACTGCTCAAGAGCAGTGGTTTGGTATTCTCTTAATTGCATTGGAAGGTAGTTAGAGTTTTAAAAAGGTAGTTCTTCGTTTACAGATTCGATCTTCTGTGGATTAATGTTGCCAAATACTCCGTATGGTCCATCCATCGCTTTAGAGTAGATTTGTACACACTTAGTTTTAACTTTCTCTTTTTTGTTGAAATCGTAGACTTCTCCATCTTTAGCTTTTGAATTTACTAGGTTCTGTAAATGATCTATTAAATGAGTAACAGAGTCAACAGGAATTGTGAGACTCAAGACTTGTTTCTCAGGATCAAATCTATCGTCACTAATGTTCCATTTGATTGGTAAAGGAAGTGCTGGGTTGAAATCAGGCATGATTGAAAAATTCTTTTAATAAGTTGTTTAAAAATTGGTTAGTAGAAATTTCGTTTTGAGAACAGTAATTTCTAACTTTAGCAGTAAGTTCGTCATTAGCTCTAACACTTAAAACATTAGTGTTATAGTCTTTTCTACGCTGCTGTTTACGTTTTAGAAGTTCAGCTAATACTTCATCTCTAGCACGTTTAACAAGGTCGTTTTGATCCATAGTTAGTCATTTAATTTTGAAATAGCATGACTTAAAAACTCACCATGTAAAGCAGTTGTAATATGTCTGGTAATCTTAGTATCTTTGATTCCAAACTTTTTCCTAAACGATTCAACAAGTTCTTT